GGTGGAAGGACCACAAAGAAAAGAAGATGGAAGATGGAAGGTGGAAGATGGAGGGCGGCGAAGATCCAGACGACATTGACAAGTGGGACGAGTTGAACGGCAGCAAAGAACCCATTGAGGAACGCGAGCTGGACGCCCGCTTTGCCAGCACGCCGCGCATGGAAAAGGACCGCCCGGTAACGTTGCTCACCGAGTTTGACGAAATCGGTTTGTGTTTCAACGGCATGCCCGGCGACGACATTGACGCCGGCCTCACCAAGATTGACGACGCGCTGAGTTACGATCGCAACGCGCCGGTGACGTTCTGGAACAAGCCCACCCTGCTCATCAGCGAGGAATGCACGAACACCATCTACGCGCTGGAGACATGGACCGGCTTGACCGCCACCGGCGCGACCGACCGCGACGGCGCGACGAAGGAATGGATTGATCTGCTCAAGGGATTTTTCCTGCGTCCGCGGCCGTATCTCGGGGCGTCACTCACGAAGGGCAAACAACAGGAGGAGGAGAAAGCGTACTACTGATGACCACCAAATCCGACAACCAAAAACCCACTGTCGCTTACCAGCGTGAACACGCCAATATTTCAGCCACCCGGCATAACATTCTCAAATCTGTGTGGGCGGAATTTTGGCGAATGGCCCGGCTCGATAACTGGACCGAACGAATGAATGAATGTTTGACCAAAGCCATCTGGCATCGCGACCAGGCCCGGGCGCCCCGGTCTACTTCTACCACCAACCCATGACCGCCACCACCGACAATCTTCCCATGCTGTTGCGGCGCGAACAGGCATTGGGCGTGACCGGCCTGGATCGGCGCGATGTCAGCAAGGCGGTGGATGCCGGCGTGATCCAGCCGGTGTACCTCGTATGGGAAGTGCGCGCCAAGACCGGCAAGGCGCTGTTCTCGCACCTAACGCAGGAAAAGGCCGAGGCCGCCGCGTTCAAGAATCCCGGCGCGAAAGCCGTGCCCATGGGCCGGGCGTATTACCGCCGCGCCGACGTACTGGCGCTGGCCAATGGGAAAAGCCCGTCCGCCGATTAACACCGATGAACACAGATTTTTATTTACCCACTCCCGCCCCGGTTGCCGAAGAACAACCCCCAAAAGTTTATGACCATTGACGGAACTCAAGACCAAGATTCATTCGCCGTTTTGCCCGAGGGGCACGACGGAGCGCCGGCCAAACTCGACACGGACGAACTGCAAAAGTTCAAGGCCGAACTCAACCACCTCGCCCGCAGCGCCGGATGGAACATCAACGAACGCCGCGCCGCCGCCGAGGAGGTGCGCTACACGCTCTGGCCCGGCCAAAGCCCGGACGGCCGCAAACACGCCGACGCGCAGGACGGCAAACCCGCGTTCCCCTTCGAGGGCGCGAGCGACGCCCGGTTGCGCCTGGCGGATATGATTATCAACGAAGACGTGATGGTGCTTACCGCCGCCGCGTTGCGGAATCGCCCCGCCGTGACGGGCCTGGAACTAAACAACGCCGCGCTCGGCCACAAGCTGGGCACGCTGTTGAACTGGGTGATCGCCAACAAGCTGGGCGCGGATTATGTGCGCGAGCTGTTGCGTCTGGCCAGTTACATGCAAAGCGACTCGCCCGCCGCCGCCGTGCTCGGCGTGTGGTGGGATCAAGAACCGGCGCTGGAAATGCAAACCCTCACGCTGGAGCAGATCGCCCAGATGCTGGTGCAAACGTATGGCCTCGATCCCCAGGCCGTGGCCGAACTGGAAGCGCAACTCTACAACCCGGCCAAGGACGCGGACACGGCGGAAGCCCTGCAACAACTCGTGGACCATCTCACGCCCAAGCGCGCTCGCCAGATGGTGCGCGACCTGCGCACGAGCGGCAGCGCCGATTATCCCAGCCCGTATCTGCGCAAGGATCAGCCCATGGTCTGCGCCTACCGGTTGATGGAGGATATTTTCCTGCCGCTCAATACCAGCCAGCCCAAGCGCGCCCGCTGCTATTTCCTGCGCGAATGGCTCACCGAAACCGAACTGCGCACCCGCCGCGTGACGCATCGTTACACCCAGAAGTTCATTGACGGCGCGCTGGAGCACGAAGGCATGACGGGTTTCCCCATCTACCGGCGCGGCCCGGCGGGCGATCTGCAACCGTATCTGGTGCAGGAAACCACCGACGACCGGCGCGGCCTCTACGAAGTGTTCACCGTGATTTACACGGCGGTGAATGACGACGACATCCCCGCGATCTATTACCTTGCGTTTCACAACGAGGTGGAAGAACCGGCGCACGAACGGCGGTTGCTGGAATACAAACACGGTGAGTATCCCTTCACCTGGTTTGGCCGCGAGTTCATCACGCAACGGCTCATGGACAGCCGCGGCGTGCCCGAGCTGGTGGCCACCGAACAATACAGCCAAAAGCTGCTCACCGATTCATTCAACGACCACGTTTCGCTCGCCACCGTGCCGCCGCTCAAAGTGCCGGCGAACCGGGGCAAGATGAAAATCGTGATTGGGCCGCTCAAGAAGATCGAGGAGAAGCGCCCCGGCGAAATCGAGTTCATGATTCCGCCGCCGTATCCGCAGGCGAACCAGATTGCGTTCCAGCAATCGGAGAAACGCATCAATGAATACTTCGGGCGCATTGCCGAGAACGTGCCAGCCACGCTCACGCAACTGCACCTGCAACACAAGGTCACCGTGTTCCTCGCCAGCCTCACCGAGGCGCTCACGCAGGTGTTGCAGCTCTGCCAGCAATTCATCAGCGACGAAGACCTGTCAATGATCTGTGGCGAGGACGGCGTGCCCATCGCGCGCAGCCGGGAGGAGATCCAGGGCAAGTTCCGGGTGGAACTCAGCTTCGACCCGCGCCATCTGGACATGGAGTATTTGAAGACCCTCACGGAAGTCATCACCAAGTTGATCGTGCCCATGGACACGCAGAACACCGTGATGCGCGACCAACTCATCCGTGAATTGCTCGCGGCGTTCAATCCGTATCTGGCCAGCAAGACCCTCGCACCGGCGGGCCAGGCCAAGCAGGCGGAGATTGAGGATGAAAAATCCAACCTCGCGAAAATCGCCACCACCATCGAGCCGCCCATGTTGCCCGAGGGACAGGATTTTCAATCGCGGCTGGAGGTGATGTTGCAGAACGCGGAGACGAATCCCGAATACATGGAGAAGCTCACGCCGGTGGCGGCGCAGATCTACGCGGCGCGGCTCAAGCAGCTCTATCACCAGGTGCAGCAGCAACAGAACGCGGTGACGGGCCAGGCCGTGGGCCAGCCGGTGTTTGGCGATCCCCAGATGATGCAACTGGACGCGCGAGTGAAACGGTTGCTGGGGAATGGCAACACGAGCAACGGGGGACGGCAGAATTAACCGCGGAGACGCGCATGGTTAGCAGGCGAACCAACGACAAAATACAACAATGAAAGTAATAACTGAAGGCCACAAATACGAACTGGAAAACTTCGAGCCAAACCGCCCGGCAAATGATGTGAGCAAGGGACTGCGTAGGGACGCCTACGAACTGTGCCATGCGATTGAGGCGTGCGGATGCTCGGAGCAAGTCACGAAAGCTGTAACCCTCGCGTCGGCGCTGGGTGACAAAATCGGAATCCTCGAAAATGGAAACCAGACGCTCCAATTCATCGAGAAGAAACCCGACCTCGAAAAGGGCAACGGCATTCTGTTCACGGTCAACAACGGCACGACGAATGAGGAAGTAATCAACGTGCTGGTGGATCGTCTGAACTCCATGCAGGCCAAATTCCCGTGCCGTGAAAACGCCATCGCGACAACACATCTGGAAACCGCGCTGCTCTGGCTGGAGAAACGGATGGTGCAACTCAAACCGCAATCAGCCGAACGACCCAAGCTGAGGCACGCGGAACTGCGACATGAAAACACCGAAAGACTCAACGGCAAACCCGAAGCGCCCAGCCGCGTTGCCTCCAGCGAATGTTTCGGCAGCATTGGATAGGCGTATGCGACTCAACATGACCGCAAAGCGCGAGGATGAAATGGCGCAACTGGTGAACGACCTAGCGGAGAATATGAACCAGCGCCGGTGGAAACGTGCCGACCTCATCGAATGTATCAACTGGCAGCAATGGCTGCTCTGTGACGCGGCAAACGACAGGTCAAGCCTGCGAATGAAAATGCTGGAAGTCATCACGAGCGACATGCTGCCGAACGATGGAACTCAGCGAGGGCGGGACGCTGGCGCTCCGCCTGCAACAGACGCGCAATCCC